TCAACTCTGAACCCTGCATCTTCTAACCAAGTAACAATCTCACTTTTTACTAACTCAGCGTCTATGTAATTCAACTCCTCATCGCCGTTATCTTGCCATTCATCAACAAGTGAAGTGTTAAAGTCATAAGCCAAGTTCATTGTTACTTTGTATCTCTTGGTCGCTATCATTTCATTTCTCCTAGTTCATCTTCCCTTGACTGTCTACCTTGGCTAAAACCTACACGATAAAATATCCATGACGCATAACATATAAGTATCACCCCTTGTATTGCTACATATAATAAGTCACTCATCTTACATTCCCTCCCTTGTTGTTAAGTCCTTTCAAGTCCTCTTGGTTTGTAATCACCATGTAATTGCTTTTGTGCATAGGTGCGATTGTATGTTTAGTTTCACGAGCCACGACCTCGCCACACTTTAAACACGTGGTATAACCTAGCTTGTATCTTTGGTGCAATACATGGTCGCCACACTTAATACATAGATTCTTATACTCTATACTCACTTGCCTACCCTCCCTCTGTTTGACGCCTAGCGAATTAAACTTACTATCAAAACGAACCCTGCAATACCCCATGCGATAACCTCGGTAATAATTAGTCTGCGAAGTCTAGCTTTAGGCACTGTAACGTATTGGCTCATGGTTACCTCTCTGTTATAACTTGACATATAATCTTGTAGCTTTTTGTTCTTGCTATGGTCTGTGTAGTTCATATTGCTATCTCCTTTGTTAGTTTGTCGTTCACGTATACGTGAATTGTGTTAATTATGCAGAGCTAGGTTTGTTGTCAGGTGTTACATTCTCTCCCCACATAATAACCATTATACCATTACTTGACATATAATCATATAACTTTACATATCTTTTTTAGTTTTATCTTGTTCCATATGTTCCAAGAATGTTCCACTTTAAACTTGACTTATAGGAACAAAAATGAGATTGGATTTGATTGTGTTCTAGTGTGGTAAGTGTCTGTATTATATATATTATATTATATATTATTATTATTTTTAAAGAGGTGTTTTTGCAAAATGTTCCAATGTTCCACGTTTTTTTAATAGGGGGTCTCCTTTTCCAAATTTTTTAAAATAAGTGTTGCACTGCGAAAAAGAACCTCGTGACTTTGTAAATCTCAAAAAACACCCCCCCACCCTCAAAATCATGGAACAAATGGAACAATGAATATAATCAAGCACTTAGGGTGGAACACTTTTTGGAACAAAATGGAACATAGTTGGAACAAAGTATATCTATAATTAAACTCATCATTCACACTATCAACTAAGTATATCTTACATCACATGGTTGGAACAAATTCACTATAACGTGAATGACTAAATAAACTTCTTGACCACGTAACTGCTAAACAACTTCGACGACACATAACTGGTTTCAATTGGGTAGAGATACAATCTAACGAAGTGTCCAACCGACGCATACTACGAACGCCCGCTCGCTACATAACTGGTTTCAAAAATTAGGCCCAAAAAAAAGGAGGCCCGAAGGCCTCCCTAGTTTATTACTTAGCTAACCATTTTCTATTGAATTCTGATATTGCTAGAATCAATTTCTTTTCGTCGGCTGTATCATCTACACGCGCCTTTGCATTGGTGCATTTTTTCTTAAGGCCGTCCATTGTATCCTTAACAGTTTCCGCAAAGGATTTTGTAGCACCACGTTCACGTGGCTTACCCTCGTTCTTAATTTCACGAACCGCTTTTTTAAGAGCGTTAAAAGTATTTGAACAATACTTGCTTATTGCATCACGCGATTCTTTTAAGATTGAATGTAGCTGTGGGTTACTTTGACGTAGCGCACCGAAGGCCTGTGGCGTGTAGCTCATAATGTTATCTACTGTGCGAATATACTTTGCACCTTCAAACTTATTAAAAGCTACCTCATCAACAGGTAAATAATTACCCGATTCAATAACGTAGTGCTGTTTGAGTTTGGGTTGATTTTCCGCGACTCTTAACTGATAACCCAAATACAAGTCCGCTTTAACCTCGTCGGTTACTTCCTCGTCGAAGTTTGGAAAGCCCTCATATACTGAACGCGCTATGCCTTTGATACTGTCCGCAAATGAGGCTTGTTGATATCCTACTTGTTTCATGTTTAATGCTTTCATAATAATACTCCATTTAAATACAGCAACATTGCTGTGAATACTTTATCTCATAGCTGAAAGGATATGTAAAGTTTCAGGGCCTAGTGAATGGCTAAATACCCACCCAGCCCCCACCCCCCAAAAAGTGAACTTGGTTCCATCGCCGACTTTCCCTATTAAATATACTCAAATAACAACTCATTTTCCAAAACCCCCCCCCATGCAAAAAATAAAGGGTCATCAAAAAAATTTCTATAAAAAATGTTGAAAATCAAGGACTTAAGGTAAACAGGGTGTAAAGTATACTTTACATGATAGGAATTAAATTAAAAAAATTATTATAAAAAATGTTAAAAATCAAGGGGTTAGATACAAAAAGTGCATGAAACTTTAATAAGTAAACAGAAAAATGTGTAATATGCTACACAAAGTTTTCACTCGAAAACACAAAGTTCTAACAATGAATGAAAACGAAGGCTAGGCTGCGAAGGAGGAACCACACCCACACGTGCTAGTAGCTGCGGGATTTTTTATTTCAAAACCTGAAGTCATCAAAGAAGTGTTGTAACTTATAACAGACCCGGTCAGGTATTGCATGCTATGAGCATCTACGAGTAAAGACACTTCATCTTGGTTAACGATAAAGTCATCTTCGTTTTGATTCTCATCGAAAGTAAAACCATACTGAAATCCAGAACAACCTCCACCGGATACATAGATTCGTAGTTTAAGTCCTATGATATTTTCTATGGCTAACAAGTCTTTTATTTTTACTATGGCAGCGTTATCTAATGTTATTTGACTCATATGGCTTTAGGGTCGAAGTTGTATAACTCGGAGTAGACGTCTTTAATACGCATGAATTTAGCCCCGTGCTGATCGAAGTCATCATCGCCTCGAACGTAAAGAGCTAGGTGTACCATTTCGTGAAGTAAAGTTTGAAAGATAGTAATGAAGTGACCACAAGAACCAGAACTTATTTCAATGGCCATATCAACTTCATCAAAGCAACCATATATAGTAGGGTTCTTAATAACACGGAACTTAACTTTATCAGACTTAGGCATAGGAAGAGTATTGAAAGGTGCCATTTGGCAGGCCATGTTGTAAAGTATCTCTAAGTTCTTCTTAGTTAACGTAGTTTTCATTAAGGTATTATACTAAAAAAGGTTGCGACTTAATGACAAAGTAGGTTAAAATTAAAAAATAGCTGCAAAAATAATATCATAGGTGATACAGCAACCCATGCAAACACAAAATACGCAAGAAAATCAACAACTTGACTCTAAACCTGTAGTCATGTACCCCAATATAGATGAAAATATACCTATTCCTAAGAATGCAAGAGAAGCTTTACCTGAATTAAATAATGAACAAGAGCTAGAAATGGTGGCTAATACCATTAAACTACTTTCAGACTTAACTGGAGAGCCAATTGAAGTTACGCAAGAGGACCTTAATGAAGCAAAAATTCTAGGTGAAACTATAGTAAAGCACCCAAATAATAAATTGCAGTTAAGAAAATATAAAAGTACCGTGTTAGCATCGTTAGCAGGTATGGTGGCCGAGTTAGGTGCAGAAGATATAGTAGATGATTTAAAAGACTTAAAGAAATTTGTGGTTAATGGGCTTATTAAAGAAGCAACCATGTCAGATAAATCCAAAGAACGGATTACAGCACTACGTGCAATTGGGGAGGTAGATGGAGTCGATGCATTTAAAAAACATACTGAAGTGGTTCATAAAAATATGTCGATGGATGACATAGAAGATAGACTAAAAACACTTGTAACTAAACTCCAAAAACGATTAGAAGAAAAAGACGTTGAAGGTGAGACTGTAAATAATGGTGAGTAATGTACAAAAAAAGTTAACACCTGAAGAGATTAAGAAAGAACAAGAAAAAAGAATACTATCATTTATTAATTTTTTAGTTGCTAACAAGAAACATTTAGAAGATAAAGAGGCTGAACTAGTTGATGGGTTGGTGGAGGCTACAAGTGGTAAGATAGTACAAGACGTTGGAAGCACTAGTTTTTTAGAATTTATACAACATGTATACCCAGGGTATATGGTAGGAGCGCATCATGCGAGGTTGGCTAAGATATTTGAAGATATTGCTGCAGGAAAGAAAAAAAGAGTTATCGTTAACATTGCGCCGAGACATGGTAAATCAGAGCTTATCTCATATCTTGCGCCAGCATGGTTCCTCGGTAAATTTCCTAACAAAAAGATTATTATGGCGTCTCACACAGCTGATCTGGCAGTTGGTTTTGGTCGTCGTGTCCGTAATCTGGTGGGCTCAGATGCGTATAAAGATATATTTCCGACGGTAGAGCTACAGGCTGATAGTAAGTCGGCATCAAGATGGGGAACAAATTATAATGGAGAGTATTTCGCTATTGGTGTTGGTGGTGCCCTCGCTGGTCGCGGGGCTGATTTGTTTATCATTGATGATCCACACTCCGAGCAAGACGCCAAGTTGGGTAGAGCGGATGTTTTTCTGCCTGCTTGGGAGTGGTTTCAGTCTGGTCCATTACAACGTCTTATGCCGGGCGGTGCGATTATTGTAGTGATGACACGCTGGTCTAAACTTGATCTAACAGGTCAGATTGTGAACCAGATGATTAAGAATGATGCAGTAGATCAGTGGGAAGTAGTTGAGTTCCCTGCAATTATTGAAGATAAAAATGGTAAAGAAACGCCTTTATGGCCTGAGTTTTGGAGTTTAGAAGAATTACTTAGTAAAAAAGCTGCATTAGACGTAAGATATTGGAACTCACAGTATTTACAAAATCCAGTCTCAGAAGAAGGGGCGTTAATAAAAAGAGAATGGTGGAATATATGGGAGAATGATGATCCACCCGATTGTGAATTTACAATTATGAGTTTAGATGCTGCCCAGGAGGCGAATACTAGAGCGGACTATAATGCGCTCACCACTTGGGGCGTCTTTTTTAACGAAGAATCTAATAACTATAATATAATACTGTTAAATAGCATTAAACAACGACTAGAGTTTCCAGAATTAAAAGAACTTTGTTTAGAAGAGTATAAAGAATGGGAACCTGATTCGTTTTTAGTCGAAAAAAAATCTAATGGAGCCGCACTATACCAAGAATTTAGGCGTATGGGTATTCCTGTAGGTGAATTTACACCAGGTAAAGGACAAGATAAGATTAGTCGAGTCAATGCAGTATCAGATTTATTCAGAAGTGGTATAGTTTGGGCACCTGATCGACGATGGGCTAAAGAAGTCATAGAAGAATGTAATGATTTTCCTAGTGGCGCCAATGATGACTTGGTAGATAGCACAACACTAGCGTTAATTAGGTTCAGACAAGGTGGTTTTATTAGATTACCTAATGATGAACTTGATGATATACCAGGATTTAGAAGTTCCAAAAACAGACTATATGCAATATGATTACATATCGTATCAAATATGATTGTTTATAAGATCAAGCGATTGTTCGGCGGTATGAAGAGCTCATGCAAGATACGAGTATCAGATAAGAACAAAAGAAGATATAGCAAACGCTATAGACGTATATGGTTTTGGCATGAAGATAGATGGAATCAACGACACGGAATAAAAGGATAAATTATGGCAGTTAATGTAGATAAAAGTGTATACCAAGCTCCGATGGGATTAGATCAAGATCCACAAAATCCAGAAACCCCTGCGCTAAGTATTGAGATTGAAAATCCAGAAAGTGTTACGCTTGATGACGGTAGCATGGAAATTACTATTATTCCCGGCAAAGAAGATAATGATGAGTTCAATGCTAATTTAGCTGAAAATATGGATGAAGGTCAGTTGACAGAGTTGTCAGGTGATTTGCTTGGTGAATATGATGCAGATATTAATTCAAGAAAAGATTGGTTAACTACTTATGTAGATGGCTTAGAATTATTAGGTCTTAAAGTAGAAGAAAGAACAGAACCGTGGCCAGGTGCATGTAATGTATATCACCCTCTTATGACAGAAGCGCTTGTGAAGTTCCAAGCTGAAACTATGATGGAAACATTCCCTGCAGCTGGCCCAGTTAAAACTGTAATCATCGGCAAACAAACAAAAGAAAAAGAAGATGCAGCCGAACGTGTAAAAGATGATATGAACTATCAACTCACGGACATGATGCCAGAATATCGTCCAGAACATGAACGCATGCTATGGGGACTAGGGTTATCTGGTAATGCATTTAAGAAAGTTTATTATGATCCATCGTTAGAGCGTCAAGTAGCGATGTATGTTCCTGCCGAAGATATTGTAGTTCCATATGGAGCATCTAATTTAGAAACAGCTGAACGTGTTACACATGTCATGCGTAAGACTAAAAATGAATTACATAAACTACAAGTAGCAGGTTTTTATCGTGATGTAGATTTGGGCGAACCATATTTAGATATTGATGAAGCTGAGAAAAAGATTGCAGAAAAATTAGGCTTTAATCCTACAGAAGATGATCGCTATAAGATTCTTGAAATGCATGTCAATCTAGATTTAGAAAATGGTGATAGTGAAGATGGTATTGCATTACCTTATGTAGTAACCATTGAAAAAGGTACAGGTCTTATTTTAGCAATTCGTCGTAATTGGAATCCAGATGACAAGTTAAAATCTAAACGTCAACACTTTGTTCACTACGGTTATATTCCAGGCTTTGGTTTCTATTGCTTTGGTTTAATTCATTTAATTGGCGCATTTGCTAAATCAGGCACGATGATTCTTCGTCAGTTAGTTGATGCAGGTACGCTATCTAATTTACCAGGAGGTCTCAAGTCTCGTGGGCTACGCATTAAAGGAGATGATACTCCGATTTCTCCAGGTGAATTTAGAGATGTAGATGTACCAAGTGGTGCTATTCGTGACAACATTTTAATGATACCTTACAAAGAACCTTCACAAGTATTACAAGGTTTAATGAATGGTATTATTGAAGAAGGACGACGTTTTGCTTCAGCAGCAGATATGAAAGTGTCTGATATGAGTGCTAACTCTCCAGTGGGTACTACGTTAGCTATATTAGAGCGAACATTGAAAGTAATGAGTGCAGTTCAAGCTCGTATTTACTACGCAATGAAACAAGAGTTTAAATTACTTAAAGGTATTATTCGTGACTACACACCAACAGAATATAGTTATGATCCTGAAGTAGGTGATCGCCGTGCTAAGCAAGCTGATTATGATAACGTAGATGTGATACCAGTTAGTGATCCTAATGCGGCAACCATGTCACAGAAAGTTGTTCAGTATCAAGCTGTGATGCAAATGGCACAATCTAATCCACAAATTTATGATCAAGTAGAACTTAATAAACAAATGTTAGAAGTACTTGGTGTTAAGAATATTGGTAAGCTTATTCCAAGCACTGATGATCAAAAACCAAAAGACCCTGTATCTGAAAATATGAATATCATTAATGGTAAACCTGTTAAAGCTTTTATCTATCAAGATCATCAAGCTCATATTGCTGTTCATATGTCCGCCATGCAAGATCCTAAGATTCTACAAATGGTAGGACAGAACCCTCAGGCGCAAGCTATTCAAGCAGCAGCTATGGCACACATTAATGAGCACGTAGCATTTGAGTATAGAAAACAACTTGAAGAACAATTAGGTGTTCCATTACCTAAGCCTGATGAAACATTGCCAGAAGATATAGAGTTTGAATTATCTAAAGTTATGGCTGAAGCCGCTAAGAAACTTGCTGCTAAGTCTGCTTCTGAGGCTCAACAAGAACAAGCTCAACAACAGCAACAAGATCCAATTATTCAAATGCAACAACAAGAGCTACAACTTAAAGCACAAGATTTACAAATCAAACAGCAAAAAACTATGGCGGATATTCAAGCAGATCAAGCTAGACTTGAACTTGATAAAATGCGTATTGAATCACAAGAACGTATTGCTGGTGCTCAGTTAGGTGCAGATACTGTAATGGCTAATAAAGAATTAGAGGCTAAAGAAATACTTGAAGGTGCTAAGTTAGGTATTAGTGTAGTAGGCCAAAAAGAAGAACGTGCAATTAGAGAAAAACAAATGGACTTACAAAGGAATCAACAAAAACCACAGGAGTAATACATCATGGATCAAACGCTAGAGCTATTATTGTCTCGAATAGATGATCAGCGCAAAACAGTATTAATAAATTTAGGAGACGGAGCAGCAAAAGACTTTGCTTCGTATTCAAATATGGTCGGATATGTACGAGGTCTATCCGTCGCAGAAAGTATGATTAAAGACCTTGCACAAAGAATGGAGACATTTGAAGATGAGTGAACATATACTCACAATGAATA